TAAGAGCGGTAACATCATTGACAGTAGTTGAAGTGCCAGACATGTAGGAACGATTTACAAAGAAATCAGCACCTAACTTGTTAAAAAATGTAATTACTGGTAGACTTGCTAAAGCTAGCTTTTGTTGTCCACCACCACGAGCAGGGTCATAAACTACTTCAAAATCACCAAGCAATCTGTCATATGTCAACTCACTTGTAGCTGCACTTCTAAAATATGGAGCGCCAGATGAGTAAGACAGAGCACTGTCATCTACAACTGCTGTTCCATTTTTTATAATGTGCCCAGATATTCCTTCAGAATACTGAATGCCACTTTGACTTGCACGTTGACCGAAAAGCATAGCTCTTTCGATATCTATTTTATGTTCCCTTAGCTTAAGGTTCCAGATTCGTTGCCATTCATCTGCGTATCCACGGTAACGTGTTGCACGAGAAGTATTGGACATTTCACAAGCTGTCTTAAAGATCTGGGTATAACCATAATCATTATCTAGCTCTTCTGACCATACATCTGGAGAGCCACTGCCCTCTGCGTATGATGTTCCAATAACTGTACACTTAGCGTTATCCGCACCTGTTTCAGCACCGTCAATAGCTGAGATAGTTCTTCCACTAAAAGTTGAAGTACTACCAGCATCTGTGACACCGCCTTCTACACGCACGATAATTGTCTCTGGTGAGTTACTTTCTGTGTAACCCACTGCAAATACCATTCCCTTTACAAGCCAATCCACGCTTGCGCCACCGGATGTATCAACTGAATAAGTTAATGTACTACCAGCTGCAGGAATCGAATGTGAACCTGCAAGCAAGAATGAGCGGTCTGTCATGGAGACTTTAGTTCTATCTTCTAAGAATCGAAACTGTGGGTCGTCCGTTGGAACCTTTGCTACTTTAGACAAATAAACGAAGAATGGAGATTCATCTGGGGCCAATTCTGCTACACGGTCGCTGAAATTAAACAGCCGCCTTGATGGAATAGTACTGCTAATAACCGCACCTGGGTCACCAACATTAACTATACCTGAATTGTATGTTGCCATGTTAAAACTCCTATTGTTTTATTTATAATATGTTACTTCTACTATTTGCGCCCATAACCCCTTTCCAAACATCTTCTATCTCATCTGGTTTTTTACCCTCTCCACCTTGCAGTACTCCTGCAGATTGTGGCGTAGACTGAGTTCTTTTAACAGCTTCTAGACTTTCGCCGCCTTGATTTTCAGGAACATTTCTGTGCCTTTTATAAACATCAACCAGCATTTCTAACGGCACATCCTGTCTTGGCTGTGTCGCAAACTGTATAAAGTCGTCAACCTGATTTGGGTCATTAATACCATACTTAGAAGATAGTTCTCCTTTGAGGTTATTTACCGCAACAGTCTCTTGTATACCCTTCATCTGTTCTGAAACAGCTTGGTTTACAAGATTCTTTTGTTCCCGAACTCTCATCTCGTAAGATGCAGAGCCAGGTTTATAGTAGGCTTCCCATGGGTCGAATGAGTTCTCATCAAGAGCTTGCTCTTGCTGTTGAGGTTGCTCATTCACAACTTGTTCACCACTCAGAGTTCTTTTCATTGCGTCCACGACATCTGGTCTTTCTTTAAGCATATTGCCAAGTTTTTCAAGCTTCTTAAGCTCTCCAACCTCGCCATTTAACTTATCGAAGTCTGCTGATTTCTTGTCATACATAGATTGAAACTTTTTAGCTTCACTATCTTGACCAGAATCAGGAGATTCCATTTGCATATCGTTTGGCTCCTGAAAAGGCTCTGGGACTACGTCCTGTTGAGCGGCTTCTTCTTGTCTAAGGTTTTCTTCCATTATAAACTCCTTGATTTCTTTTAATTATTAGCTTCACCCTTTCGGATGTCTTTAAAAGCAGAACCAGTATGTTCCTCAAACGTCCTTGCGGACACCCTTCCTACTTTTTCTTTGCATCTTCTTTCGCAATACCCTCTTGCGCATCAACAACATTCTTCAACTTCTCGAGTTTTACCTTACTGTCAAACTTGACATCGGTAAGTACATCTTTCAGCTCAGACTTAAATTTTTGTGCTTCGACCTGCTTACGAGAATGAACATTCTCACGTTGGGCAGTTTGCAAATCTCCGCTTAAGTCTTTCATTTGCTTCTCAAGTTGCTGAATGTATCTTTGCATCTGGGCCATCTGCCCCTTGCGTTGTAAGACACCTTCTTTGTCAAAAATCTCTGATTTCTTCAGGACTTCGACATCATCTACCAGACCCAATTTAAACGCCTCAAGATACATCTGATACTCAGCGACCCTGTTTGACGGTAAAGTTGAACCTGATATTATTCTCACGTCATGCTGGCCAATAGTAATATCATTTTCTATTGTCTGCAATTCACGAGTTTTATCATCGTACATCTTACTATTGACTGTAAACTCAGTTAAGTCATTATTTGGTTGTACGATTCTAAAAGTTTTTTGGTAACTATAATGACCCTTTGCCATATTATAGATACACATACCTAATCTATTTAAACTTCCCTCTATATCCCTTAATTTAGATTTACCTCTTGACTCTCCCATTTCTGAAAGCATAGCAGTACCTCTAACTGTATCAGGAGCTTTTTCTTTAAAACCCTGCATAAGTTCGGGTATACCAAAACTTAAATCTATATAATGCTCTACTCTATCTATCAATGCGTAAAACTCTCCAGCTAATGATTGTGGGGCAGGGAAATGCGGTTGTCCAAATTCCGGGTTATAAGGGATGACTGCATTAGGGTTAGCCCAGTCTTTTTCCAACTGCCCCAAATCATCTACGCTACCCTCCGGAACGAGTAGCTTCAAGCCTGCAGAGGCTTGAGCATGAGAGAGAGTGAGAGAGAAAAGCTTGTTTAATAATCTCTGAGAATCCTTTACTTTGGACACATCAGACTTTGGATATGGAGTATTTGTCCATATATTAGGAACTGGTACAATTGGATAACAATCAGTATTTAATATATTCTCATATAATAAAACATCTCCAACTGTACAAGTTATTTTAATTCTTGTTTGTGGGACTTCCACTAAATCTACCATACCTTTTTCTATTATTTCAGCATTTTGCTCTATAAACTGCATATACTGTTCTTCGTTTATAATAGATTCCTGCCCATCTAATCTGTTAAATATCCTATAAAAAGGAACCTTAACCTTTGTAAATCTTTCTAGTACCCTATATCTCTCAACCCTACTTATATCTCTACTAACAACTTCATCTGGAGTAAATGACTGAGAAGAGTTTTTCATCTGCGAGGATGGATAGTCTTCTTCATAAGTCATAGACTCTATAGTATCTATCTTTTCTGTTAATGTTGGATATAAATTTAACAACTGGTCTTTTGTAAGAATCGTAGATAGCATCATACCAGCGGCATCATCAAAATATCTATTCCTAGCTGCTGGGTCTACATAAACTCTAAATGGGTCTACATATGTGAATTTAACCTCGCCCCTCCCGTAATCTGCCTCTGGGTCAATGTAGGCATAAAAATATCCAAGCCCAGTTGTTGCATAATCATGCACTGCTTGCTTGAATTGGGTATCACCATCTGAGATATCCCAGATGTATTCTAGTATAACACGCCATACTAGGGCGAGTCTGTTGTCAGAATCTTCTCGACCTATAGCGCTGAACTTGGGAGAACGAGAAGATAACAGAGATTTAAGTTTTTCAATAGCAGCATATACTCTATCAATAACAAAGTCAGCTTGCCCAACAGATTGTAAGGCTTGTGACTCATCATTAGTATAGTGGTTACCGAGAAAGAAATCAATAGAATCTCTTGCTTCAGTATCCCAATCTACTCTACTGTCTCTCCACAGTCTCCAAAGTTGCTTATTAACTTCAGCAGGGTTTTGCTCCTGCTGTTCAATTTCTTGTATACTAGAAATAACTACACCCTCGTATTAAGTTAAATATTTTAGTAAGTAATTTAACACCAAAATCTTCTAAATGCAAGTCTTTTTTTAAAAAAATCATATTTTTTGTCCAGTTACCCACGATATAACAGATTTAGCAGTTAATTTCTTTTCTTTCTTTTCAACATAATCATCAAATTCATCAGCATCAAACTTCCTACTAAGAGGTGCCCTTGCGTGTACAAGTGCGTACCACAGACCATCTAACAAGTCATCATTCTTTCCCTTTGGGAATTGAAACATTTCGTCAACAAGATCTTGATGCTTTCTTTTTATAAACATTTTACCTCTATTAACAATAGGGGCAACTAAGGACTCTAGCCTATCTTCTTTTCTTATACCAGTTGGCGGTCTGACTCCCTTAGCTATGCCAGGCATCATCTTCCTATCTGCTCCAGATAATTGATTAACAGCATCTTTTATAATTCCCTGAGCTCCAACAAGTTCCACATTAGCTCTTTTAATAGGCATATATTCTTTAGCATAACTTAATATCTCAGATGGCATTTCATATAAAGGTATTCTTTCTCTAAAATAATCTATAACATAAACATTCTTATCACTATCCATACCTGCAACCATAATAACTTGGTAATCACTTCTCTCATTTGCCTCATAAGCGAGGTCAACGCCTATATAAACATTTACAGGAATAGCATCTTTCTTATCTATTATATACGCAAAATTGCCCTTAGAAACAAATTCTCCATCATAATTAGTTAACCTATCTACTTTAAACTTAGCATTCTCTAAATCCCTAGCCTCATTTAAATATTCTTGAGCAAACTTATGTGTTAAGCCTACATCCTGGAATCTTCTTCTTATTTCATTTAATTTCTTAATTGGGAAATAATTAGGCCAAAGAGCCATCCCATTATCAATAGCCTTATGATATATTACTTTCCAAGCATAATCCCTTTTTTCTTTCTTAGCCTCTTCATGTCCATCATATATTCCCTGAAGAAAAGAGTCAAAGTGAACTATTGTACCTATTAACCAGATACGCCCCTCATTTCCTTTTGAGTTTTCTAAGGCTGGTTCGACAGTTGACATAACCCATTCTTTAATTTCTCTTCTTCTATCAGGAGTTTTTGTATTTAACTCAGATTCAAAGTCATCAAGAATGATATTAGTATATCTTAGACCTAACTGAGAACGACCACGTAGTCTTTGACTTGTTCCCTTTGCTATAACTCTATCTCCCTTACTAGTGGTAAATTCTTTTTCAGTCCACTTTGAACCTTGTATATCTCCAAAATAATAATTAAGAGCCGGATTAATCTCTATATGGTTTTGAATGTACTTAATATGATCTATAGCCTGTGATTGTTCTTCTGCTACCCAAGCTATAAATTCTTTCTTACCTTCAGGATTAAAATAAAGCTTATGCATTAATGCTGTTTTTGCTAAAGTACTCTTACCATGACCACGTGGTAATATTATACAAACCCTATTTTCATCGTTATTTAATAAAATGTCGCTAAGCTCATACTGATAAGGAGCTGGTTGAGACTTCATAAAATCTTCAGGTAGAAACAGCTGCCCAAAGGTAACTATGTCCTTCCTAGCCATTTCTAATACCCTCTCCTTTTCTTTAAGGTTGGAGGATATTATATTAAATTCAGCATCTTTTTTGTTTTTTTGCTTAGCCAATCTTGTTCTGGTACTTCCTCAAACACTAGTTTGTTTTGCATCAATAAAGGCCCAGCTATATAAACCCAAGCCTTTGTTTTTAAATCATCACCATCAAATACATCTATAACTTCTCTTACGTATAAGCCAGTTTTAATTCCTTCATAGTTGTCATATGATTCTAAATCATAATTATCAACATCTATTAATTCTACTACAGCTCCACTACCTTCTTTATTTTTTATAAGAGCTGGATAATTTTTGTGACCTGGAAATACTAAAGATACATCCTTAACCCTATAAGTATCTCTACTCCCATTTCTTAGAGTTCCATATACAGCTAACTTATCCATTCTTCCTTATAGCTCTTTTCCTATACCATAAAAACTTTAATATCTCTGATTTAGCTTCACTGCCTCTAACGCCAGCAACAGATACTACTTGCTGCACTTCACCTTCGATTTCATTAATATGAGTTATTGTATCCCAACTAACATCATTCCATATATCATAATCTAAAGAATCTATCTGAGAGAATAATAAAGATGGTATAAATATTATAAAATACTTAATTTTTATTTTTCTTAGCATTCCTTCTTAATTTTCTATATAGCTTTATAAGTTTCCCATCATTATCACGTATTTCCAAATGACTATAATCTTCTGGCTCTGGTAATGTTTCTCTATAAATAAAATCAATAAACTCTGTAGCTCTCATAATACCTACTTTTCAATTTCTCTTTTAGCCTCAGCAAGCTTTTTAGTTTCACCACCACCTATAGCAGATAGTTGTTCTTGTGAAAAACCCTGGAATACTGTTACAGACTCTGATTTCTTTTCAGTATCCTTCATACCAGATATAGTAACAAGTTCCTTAAGTATACTAACCTTATCACTATCCTTGCCATCTGGACTCTCAATAATGTTTTTCATTTTTTCAAGTATGTAAAGAGGAGTTATCTCAGCCTCATTAAGTACTTTATCTATTTCTTCTCTTATCAAACCTCTAACCCTTTCAGTATTCATTAATATCTTAGCTTGACTTTCAGCATATTCCTTATTGTCAGTAGGATACGCAGAAAGGAAAGCATCTACCATATCATCTCCTTTTGCAACATACTTAGCAAAAAGAAACTCTCTTTTAGTAGGTTTCTTCCTATCTCTCTTGATTTCATAAGGAGACTTATCCCCAGCACCAAGAGAATATATATTCTTCCTAGGCTCTCCATCCATAGTGACAGTATCACGACAGACAAATGAGCCTATAGGTGTTCTGATATAATAATTATACACGCCCTCGACTGTTCCGTTTTTTAATTCTCCACGGTGAAGAACAGGACATACCTGTCCATCATCAGTCTTTACCCAGCTACCTTTAGTGCCTTCCCTCCAATTGGTGTATAATTTTTCATCAGGGTAATATTTCTTAAATTCTTCTACGGTTTCGTATATTGGATAAGATTTATTCTTTATCTTGCGTGTAATCATGTCCAGCTACGCAAATAGTTGATAAAGATTCTATATTCCCTATATTCCACCCGTAATGATTTAATAGCGATATACATAATATAATAAACAATATGCGTAAATGCAAATTATATATTGTAAAAAAGCTACGCAGGAACCACATTGGCATTAGTATACTGCTCTATTTTCTTATGCAAGTCCTCTAATATCTCAACATCTGCTACATTATGCTCAAAAACATAATCAAGTGCTTCTTTATTACCATACCTGGCATCACGCCATATTCTAGGGTCTAGATTAGTCTTACCATCTATACCTAAGAATTGAGTAGCTGTTTTAAGACTACTTCTTGTAAGCTGCAGTTTAGATCTTACTAAGTAATATATGTCTTTATGAGAAAGATTCCTAAACTTAGGGAAAGGCAAATCGTGGTCAAGAGCTCTAGTCCTCATAAAAGGAACATCAAACCCAGTTCCATAATATGTCATTATTAAATCATACTTCTTTAAAGCCTTTATAAGACTTTTCATTATACGATAATCATAATTGCCATTGAACACTTCAGACTTCTTAATAACATCACTAACAACTTCATCCTTATCCCTAGTCTTTATAGCCCAGGATAACATAATATCAACATTAGCTTTTAATCCTGTTGTTTCTATATCTAGATAACCTATAGTCTTTTCATGTCCAGTTGCATATCTGCTTGGCTTTCTAAGGCCTAAAGACTCTATCTTTCTAGTTACAGCTTTATATGTTCTATCATATCCTTTTAATAATAATAAATGATACAATTGGTATGCACTCTTAGAAGTATTACTGTATTGTTCTAAGGTTGCAATTTCGTTTTCACTCCATGGTGTTTTCTTCATTTTCCTACATATCTCCTAAGTTTGTTTATACAATTTATGAAAAACATAAATAAGTTTAATACTATTGCCTCTAATAGATAGAAACAGGAAAGGGCTATATTCTTCATTATTTCCCCCATTTTCCACTAGCTACTATCTGTGACATGATACCATAAACGGACAAATCCTTAAAAGAATCCGAAATCGGCTCATTTTCGGGAGTTTTTCCATTCTTCACTACCAAGTTCAATAGTCTGTTTATTTTGTCGTTCATGCGTACAATAAGGCCCGTTAAAGCCAATCTGATGTTTTCAGGTGTGTCTAACATTGTACCCATAGCTATATTACCAGTTCCATAGTCATTTTGCTTAATACAGAATAATCTATATTGCTCTTGTTGAATAGCCTGAAACTCTTTAGTCATCTCAGGCCATTCTTTTTCTATTTTGCTGATAATACCTTCTGCTCGCTTTTCTTCATCTGAGAATGATATTTTAGGCATATTACTACTTCTTTACTTTTTTCCACAGGAAGTCTGCTACGCCAAGCTGCAATAAGCCATTTGATAAAGCATCTATTGCTCTTTCATCGTGGTCGCATCCAGTGTTGGCATATATCACATGAATCACTTCATGCATAAATGTTTCTACTTTCCTACTGTGTGTCATCTCTTTATCCACAAGTATGGTATTTGTTTTGACATCATGCATACCTAGTAAAGATTTACCCTCTTCATTTCTCTCTAGGGTAGTCTCATCTACTTTATATGTATGACCTCCAATTTCGAATTTACTCATCATCACTCCTTTTTCTGCCCCATGCAGGGACGGTTTCACTTATAACAGCTGCCTTCACTGGCAACTCTTTCTTTTTTACAAAATTAATCATTTCAACTGCTCTTCGCACCTGTTTCCTAAATTCTTTTTCTTCTTGGCGGTTTTTCATCTGGTATGCTCTTTATTACTATATTATCAAAATAATTGCACTTTTTATCTGCAATGCACGGTTTTCCTTCTAAGTCAGTGTCCATCCACATATAAAGTCTTCCATTCTCCCTTTTCATCATTGCACCCAGGCAATTACCCGACCAGTAGTTACAACAGTACTCTTTTGCAATTGATATATTATTACTCATATTCTCAGCCTGAACTTACAAAACTTTTATATATTGATACAAATTCTTTTTTTAATTAAAATAAAACTTGCATTAAGGTATGTTTTGTTAGTAACTTTAGAGCGGTGAACCAAACTAAGTAATATATATTTACTAATATATATATATATAATATATTAAAAGAAAATATAATACTAACGTATTATACAAAAGAAAAGAAAAAACTTGAAAGGATTACCCACCTATTAGTAACTTCATTGTAGAAATTGGGAGTAAAAATGGAAAACACACACATAACTGAAGAAAAATTAATTCAAATATATAATTTCCTTAATGAATTAGGACATTTGAAGGTTTTAGACGTAAATAAAGCAAAAAGATTGGCAAACGAAATAGAAAATTATGTACACAATAGTTGATGACACAGAAGAAAAAAGAAAATACAGAACAGATAGAGGAGCTTGGATGGAAAAGATCTATCCTGGCTACAGAGTTTGTAAATATGAGCACCCAGTAGATGCAGAAATTGCTAAGAATTTTATAGAAAGCAAAGAAAATAGACAGAATCTAAAAGTAATTAAAGTAAAATTAGTAGAAAAAGAAATAAAATTCAATAAAGAGAGAAAATAATGCAATTAATGACATTTTGCAAGATATTCAAGAGATATAAGGATATTCCAGACTATATCGACGATAAGTGGTTAATGACCGTTACTGACTTTTGTCATCAGTTTAACTACAAATTGCACGATATTGATATATCTACAGTAAAATTAGGTAAAAAAATATTATTAACAGCCGTATATAAGGTTGTAAGGTAAAATACACTCAGGCATTCTTAAAAAATTGCTCTACATTGTGTGTGAGCTTAT